CCGGGAACATCTTGATATCCGATATCATTATAAATCGGATTGAAGTAATCAGGACCAGTATAATGAAGATAATCGGGGTATATGCCTGACCAGTAATAAACAGGACGAATACTCAACATATCAATCATATAGCCAGGCTCGCGAAAATAGTAAGATTGACGACGACCAAGGCGCTCATTAAAGGCAATAGCACCACCTTGCTGACCTAAAGGACCCATAGAGGCGTCTCCTCCAAAATTATTAAATCCAGCTTGATTCATGACAACCTGAACATTAATAGTCTGCGATGCGCTAAAGAGCAACTTAGGTCTATCGACGTGCTCAATCTTTGACGCAAAAAAAGTCTCCAACCAATCGCTATAACGAGACCCTCCAGCGCCAAGCAAATCCTTATACTCTTGAAGCCGCGAAGCAATAGCCAACTGTGGTATAGTCGAAACGCCAGACATAGAAACACCTTCGGAAGAACCAACGGGAAGCAGGCGGCTATAACGATCGGGATTCGAAGGTATAACAGCCATTGGGTGGGACACGAGAAATGCTCCAAGCGAGGTGAGGGTTGTTTCGCTGGGATTGGTGGCAAATTGATCGGCGGGACCCGAGGTAGACAACGAGGTACTTCCAGGGTAAAGAGAAGAAACAGGATAACCATCCTTAGAAGCAGTAATCGTAGCACCAAGATCCGAAAGCAGTATCTGAGAAAATAAATTTCCTCTATTATATGTATTATTCGACGATGGCACAGCCGAGGGGTAGAATTGGCTCTCGAAATAAGCATCTAAGAATTCAAGATTTCCAAATCTTTGCGAAAAAAACGTCTGAACATCGCTGAACTGAAGGACATTATATGCAGCGCCAGTACTATTGGGGATGAGATACCAGCTACTGGGCCAGGCAAAAGAATAGAGACCCCACTGAGAATAGCCGTAATAATTACGGACAATATCCCAATAAGCAAGGTAAGAATCGGCAGTACACCAGCCCAAGGGGTATCCTAACTGAGCAGACGAAAGGCTGGCCGACATAGGAACATTACTGGAGGTTGTCGTCGGGATAGAAGCCGGGACTGCGCGCAACCAACGAAGCAGCGAATTGGAGTAGGGATAATTGTTCGTAGTAAACGGGTAGGATCCGGTCGACGAAGTGGCAATAAAGTTCAAGCTCAAATCATTCATATCGAACTTACTGCTATTCGTCCTCATCTCGGGGTGATACAACTGAAGCGGCACCCAGAAACGATGAAGTCGAACAGTGTAGGGATTAAATGTCGGGACAGCAAGAGGATTACTGCGAACATCAATACCCTGCTCGATAGAAACGCGGTCTCGAGCGTTAATAAAATCGATTCGCACTGGATATAAAATACCCGGCGTACACGTAAAGGCCTTACTCTCAGGGACATCGTAGCGAGAGTAGCCATTGACGGCGTGAGAAATAAAGGGTTGTTTTCCCATAAATTAAGTAATTAGTTGAAGTTTGTAATGATCTTGCCAGAATTGAAGAATGTCCAAGTCCAGCCAAGTAGGAGGATCGAAATCCGGCATCTTGCGAGAGGACGCAGCGAAGCGCATTATCTGTTTTTGTTCCCACGTATATGACGCTCTACGGGATACGGAGGAATGGAGATTGAACCGATCAACACACAGAGACACAATACGTTTAACCAAAGGAGACTTGCTAAAACGTGCATAAGAATCAGCAGCAGCAACCGAACGCGAAACTTCGTCCTCTTGTTTAAGGTACCTAAGGTAATATCGAGGAATCGAGTAATTGTAATTGATGCGCTTCTCAAAATCAAAATAAGACCACGTCGAAGTACGAGCAGAAGGACGAGGCATGTAACCAAGAAAATCACCAACGCCAGCAGATACGAATTTTCGCGTATAACGGCGATGTTGGAGGAGGCAAGATAAAGATGTAGACTTTCCATCTAAAACGACATTTTGATTAGATATTTCTGTAGGGTCAAAATAAATTTGCTTAGTAACGTATTTGACAACGTATCGTGCGCGCTTATGCGTGCCTCTTGCAAGCCAAACGAAACCTAAATCACGGACGGCCGACCTAATTTCGTTATACATACAATTGGTCCCGAAAAGAAAGCCGTGAAAATGAAGACGCGGCGCCGATCCTGTTTCTGGATGAGTGCCAAACTCCTGAAAAAACGCATGCTTGAAAGAGTGACCGAGCTTATGGCGAACACGCTCATTCCATCGTCGAATGAACTTAGAGGGATCTTGCAGCGCTTCGTCGTAATACTTAGGAGCTATAGTTATCGTAATAAAAATAACTTGCTGAGATTCAGCCCTACAACGAGCGAGCTCGCGTTCCAAACGAACAAACCAATCATTGCGTTGACGACGAAGACATTCCTCGCACTTTCCACAAGGGACCATAAGCCACTGGCGGGCAATATCCCAAGGACGGAGAGCTAAAGCAGACTTCGCGACATCAGAGCCATCGCGACAAGGGTTCTTCTTGTCAAAATAGCGACGATTGCGTATCCATATGGGTGACGAACAAGGCATTACAAAAAACTTCTAAGACAATCAAATTTGATAGCAGGATAATCAAGACGACAGCGAATAAGATAATCATTAGCGGGTCCTTCCTCGGAAAACCAGGCGATAACAACGCGTTTTTTACCGCGGTACGCTCCAATGGAAAAACGGTAGGGGGTGCTGCCGATCACAGGAGAAAAACGAGGGCGAAAATCAAATGTGTCCATAATCGAAGAATAATACTTTGCGCTTCGAAAGACGGTACTTTCGAGCGCGAAAACTGTTTCGTTACGCCGCTCGACGGCCTTAACGGCCGGGACGCTTCGCGTCTTCGAGCTCCATGGCTCCACTTCACGCTCTATATACCGAATAAATTCGGTGAGTTTGAGGACAAAAACTCCTGGGGAAGAAAAAACTCTCCCAGGAGCTTCGTAATCAAAGAACCTTTCCACCAAGCGGGCGAGTCACTACTTTAGTTCCTCGTCCCTTCTTCTTTCGTCGTGCTTTCATCGTAGTTGAGTTCAGAATCAAAAATGAGTACTATCGTATTATCGAAAAAATCAACAGTAGAACCGGAAAGACCTCCACAAGCGACAATAAGGTTGAAAACTTCCGAATGATCGACGTAAAGTGAATCGCTAATATGCGAACTCTTTAGAAAAGGCGCAATGGGAGTATCCTTAAGGGCGCTAAAAGGAAGGGGTTCAAAATGACCATCTTTGACACGACCTATCTGGGCGAGGTCGATTTTAAGAGCCGGGTTAATTCGGCGAATAACGACGTGAACTTGAATCATAATAATACAATTTAGAAAATAGACTTAAATTTTTTACAAAACTGTCGCCAGAGATTCGATTGCTCTAACCAAAAGTTATAACCTTCCGACGTCATGGTAAACGGGAAAGACGTAGAAATGAGATTCTCAATACCAAGAAGAGACGAACGGCTCAGATTGCGAATCTTAACACGCAAATTGTCGCGAAAAGATCGATGATTTGGATAGAATTTCTCATAATTCGCTTTGTACATGGAAAATAAACCTTGGCGGACAAGCCATTCGGTAAACATGTACTCAACAACATCGATAGTGAGATCTGAGAAACTACGCTTTTTACTCGTTTTCATAGTAATATGGTTATTGGTTTACAATGCAAATATAAAACAAAGAGAGTGAACAGCAAAGGTCGAAAAGTCGAAAAGATTGTTCAGTTTTACCTTACATAGCGACGAGAAGCCCTCGTAGTTCCAGCGTATTCGCCATCTCTGCTATAAATTTCTCTACTTTCGTCATAATCGACAGGGGTAGGACGCTTCGTAACGGCCGTGCCAGCGATAGCAATGGCGCCAAGCAAGGCGGTTCTTGCCAAACCGTAACCAAAAGCATTCTTACTGGATCGATTCTGAAACCAGCGACCTGAAAGGTCTTGCTCACCTTCTGAAGCAGCGAGACCCATAAGCCTCTGGTGAATCTGACGACCTGTCATCTTCATTGTCTTGCCGGTAGGTTTGCCTTTCTCATCAACCTCGGGAACGTCAACCTCTGAATCCCAATTGAGATTAAACCACTCACGAAGATCAGCCAGGTTGACCTTACGTATTTCAGACTCAACGTTTAAGACATCACCGGAGGCAGCAGATTCATAAGCAGCAGCAAAATCTCGGGCGATTTGGGCAGCGTAAATAGAATCGAAATATTTGTCATTGTACTTCTTGATCTGAATCGCCTCCTCAACATGTTTCGAATACATAGCGACAAAATCTTGAAACTTGTATGTAGCCATAAGATCAGCGTACTCGGCGTCAGCAGCATGAATATCAGCCAAAGCGCGATTAAGGCGAATTAATTCAGAAACATTGTCGATATGATGCTCCAGGGACTTCTTCTCCAGATTATCCATCTCCTTTCGCCAGTCCGCACTATGAGTATTACCTCTCATAAGGTCGGCCTCGGCGTCGTCTCGATTGGCGGCAGCAGTATTGCGGTCAACCGTAGATTGTGCAATCATATTCTCTGCAATAGCGGTGGGACTGGTAGGAGCAAAGGTGCCAGGGGCGACGGGCGAGCCACCCGAAGGGCCCGAAGCGGAAGGCATAGGGGCAGAGCCGCCCGACATAGTAGCATTCACGCCGACACCTGAGGAGCCTAAAACGGCGGCAGGCGTCACACCAGCCTTCAAATAACGATCAAAAACTTTCGAAGGATCATTATAAGAGTTTTCGTAATCAAACTGTTTTTGCCAGTTAGAATAGGAAAGTTCAGACTGCTTCTGCATTTGCTCGAGGGCGTACTGTTGCTGAAGCTTCATCTGCTTTTGCTGATATTTCCATTGACGGCGGGCGTTCATACCACCGAAAAGCTGGCCAAGAGCACCAGAGATCAGGCCGGTAGTACCCGCGGAGGCGGCGGACTGGCCGAGGGCTTGACCAAAAGATGTGGCGGAAGCAGCAGGAATAGCCATACTAAATGCGAGTTAAATTGTTAGAACGGATGATGTAATCGACACGTACTGTGTCAATATGAACGCCATTGCGCTGCACCCTGGCCTGAGCAGCACACGATGACAAAAAAAAGGCAGCCAAAGCAGCAACAATGGAAGAAACGAGCGTCCAAAAAGCTTTCGACTTATAAAAAGGTTGTTTAGTATCAGACATCGTAACAAAATTTAAAGAACGATAGAAAAATGCGCGGCCTCTCCTGCAGTCGTTACCAATAACCTTCAGCGATTCACGAACTCTCACAGAAGGGGTCCGCGCACGTAACATATATCATCAAGTAAAGGATGTACTATTTTTCTTCAGAAGTCGACTTTTTCGCGGACTGCGAGCCGTCGCCCTTGCTCGAATCTAACTGACTATCAATAAGTTCCTGTCCGACCTCGAGGCCATCGAACTTGTCCATACGAGAGAACGAATTAGGGTCAAAATCGATTTCGGGATTAAACCTTTCACCCTTATCAAAATCAGAGGGTCCTGCTACTACATCCGGACGACCGGGGAGAACATCGACGGAGCCAGAGCCATTAAGGACGGAAAGAATGCGCTGGCCACGAGAAACATAAGCGGGGGCATCATCAAGTAACCAATCAAGTGCCATAAGATTAATATATTAACGGTTAGACAGACGGGTTGCAAACGTTTTATTGACCAGATTCTTCTTCTGGACAGAGTACGAGAGGTTGATAAAGAAATTATCCTCCCTCCTGGAAATAAACGGCGAGTTTACTTGATTGATATCTACAAACAGGAGCGAATAATACTGATTGTAGCTTGCCGACAAAACGCGCTGTTGAACCCAATAAGAATAAAGAGGTTTAGCGTCGGGACCTCCTTGGAATCGAGACAACTGGCCAAGAACCTCATCATAGGAAGACCGAAACTCGTTAAAACAAGGCTCGTAGGCCACAGTCTCCGCAGCTGACGTAGTCCCAAAACCAAATTGGAAACCGGGAACATCTTGATATCCGATATCATTATAAATCGGATTGAAGTAATCAGGACCAGTATAATGAAGATAATCGGGGTATATGCCTGACCAGTAATAAACAGGACGAATACTCAACATAT